CACAACATAATCAATGCTAGCTGACTGAGGATTATTTTTTACATATTTGTCCCAGTCTGCTGGTTTAGTACCTAAAGAGGCCATTTCCCTTTTTGGGTATTTATGGAGTTAAGCGGACTCGAACCGCTGACATCCTGCTTGCAAAGCAGGCGCTCTACCAACTGAGCTATAACCCCGAGAACCCCGAAGGGTCAGTGATCGTGGTCTTCTGGAAGATTTGCTTCGATCAGTTCATCCAGTTGTTGGATGACGCTACGAATCTCAACAACCCTAGGGGCAGGATATTCGTAACTATCGTCTTTAGTATAACGGAACAGTGACTCACGAATGAGTGCTGCCGTGTGAATATTTAATTTTAGTTCTACATCAATGTTACAACTCACAGGTCTCCCTCCTTACGATTTTCAGATTTGTGAACATCAAAACTACCACCAGGGTAGCGAGACTGAAGTTTCTCAACGTTCATCTCAATCACCTCATCGAATGTGGTGTCAAGTGCCATACATGCCTGAGCAAGATACCAGCAGATATCACCCAGTTCACGTTTCATGTGGAAAACATTCTCTTCGGTATAGGGTTTACCCTGCAGGAAGATCTTCTTCACAACTTCAGTAAACTCACCAGACTCAGCAGTCAAACCGAGAGCAGCAGTCATCAGTTGAGTAACATTGCAGTCATTAACTTCAAGTTCACTCAGGCGAGCAGCAAGAATAGGCCAGTCAAGACTAGGAGGACTGGTCACTCCCTTTACAAATTCAAGATACTTTTCGGTGTCTACGGTCATGTCAAGTCAATAGGTTGTAGTTCGCTTTCGGGTAGGATTTGTTGCATGGGTAGTTCCAAGTCAGGAGCTACTTTAACATAAGGAACATCCACAGTCTGTGGTGGATGAGGAAGATAGATCTTTTCGATGGTTGCGTCTGGATACATTTCCAGAATCCTCTCAGCATCTTTGAGTTTACCACAGTGCATCTGCGGGACTCCATTAGGATGATTGGGGATCTTTACCTCATAATAATGAGGAAAATCTTGTCTCTCCAGTTGAGACTGAGATTTTGTGCTCATCTCAGAACTTGAATCCATCGAATGATTTTTTTGGTTTTGGTTCATCGTAAGTATACTCCTCTTCCTTACCGTTGTCAAGAATGTCTTCCTGAGCAGACTGTTCACAGTCATACAAACGCATCTTGGCACGATCAATACCAACCACAAAACGTTTATGAATGGTTGGATCGTTATATCTATTCTTCAACTGCTTCACTAGAATCTGTCCAAGCCCTTCAAGCTCATCAGTTGAAATAAGGGCAAACATAAGATCAGCAGTAGCAGGGAGACCAAAGGACTCACTAGTATCAGTAAGCTCAACATCAGAGCTACCATAACCAGAACGAGTGGTCTGCGTGGCAGAAACGATAGGGACGTTTGCTTCAACAGCCAACCCTCTAAGTTCTTCAGCAATTGCCTTGATATATGAATATGAATTGACAGTGCTGTTTCCGCGATAGCGCGAGGAAGCACATATATTAAGGTAATCAATGAAAATAATATCAGGTCTAAATGATTTCTTAAGTGCAAGTTCATTAAGAAGTGACTTAAAGTGTCCACTGTGTGCAGATGCTGTAGGGTACTCTTTAATAATTAGCGTGCCTTGAGTTTTCTTAGAAAGGTTTGTCACCTTATTCTCAAACATCACTTTAGGCAGTTCAGTTATTTCCTGAATAGGTACATTGAGGAGGTTAGCATCAATTCGCTCTGCAATTTTCTCCTCAGCCATTTCAAGCGTGATGTATAGTACGTTTTTCCCTCCCAAGAGGGAGGAAGCTGCCATATGGCACATAAACAAACTTTTGCCGACACCAGTGCCAGCGAGAGCAATGTTAAGCGTTTTATTCGGGAGACCACCTTTCGTAATTTTGTTGAAATACTCAAGGTCGAATTCGATTTTGTCTTCTTTGCGGTGGTACGTTTCATATCTTGCCTCATAATCAAGTAGGTAATCGTGACCAATGTGAGTGTCAAACGACACTCCAAGAGCATCAGACAGGATGCCAGGGATGGCATCTCTATCTTTCTTTTCATCCTTACCATCGGCAAGGGCAATAGATTCCATCAGTGCCAAATAGATAGCACGATCTCGACACCACTTTTCTGTGGTATCAACTAACCAATTATACTCACAAGGAACATCCTCAAGATAACTAATCAACTTAGTAATCTCATTAAAGGATGTATCATTGATATCAGTCCTCTTCTCAATTTCGATACAGAGAACTTCTTTAGTTGCTGGTTCGTTATATTCTTGAACGAATGAAAGAATCTCTTCAAAGATAATCTTTTGATGAGTATCCTCAAAATATTCTGCTTTAATAAAAGGTGCTACCTTGCGAAGATATTCCTCTGTGTAGATGAGATTACGAAGAATGACTGTTTCAATTTTGTCCATCAACCACCATAACTAAATTCTTGTTGCGCGATCTCGTCAAGTTTTTCCATCACCTCTGGTGTGAAGTATGCTTCGGGATCTTTGTAGATTGCCTTAGCATATACCTTCTTACCATCTATCTCATAACGACCTGCAACGTTTTTCCAAAGTCCTCCAATCTCACCAAGTTCAAGAAGACCATAATATCGATCAAGACCACGCTCATCGTAATAAAGACGCACCGTAACATCCTTGTTCTCCTTACTTAAACGCGACTTAGCAGTCTTAGCCTTGATAAGATTTCCAACGATTTCTGTTCCATCCTTCTCTTTCTTTTTGCTGAGATAGATGATTGTACTTGCTGCATACTTGAGGCCACTGCCTCCTCCCATTTCCTTTGTAGGTACATAAGCGCCAATGACATCGTAGGTGTGATTCGTAACAATCATAGGAATGTTTGCTTGTCCCAGTTTCAGAGTCAACATTCTGAATGCACCTTTGACCAGTTGAGACTTAGTCATGTCACGAACTTGTTTGTCGTTCAGTGCGTCAGTGATCTCCTTCTCTGTAGACAGCATACCCAGAGAGTCTAACACAAACATACAAGGTTTGCGCTCATCTTCAGGTTTTTTTAAGTATATATCAACTGCCTTTAAGGCTTTTGATCTAAACTCTTCAATTGTAACAACGTTTACGACAACCAGTCGTTCTAGGTCAATGCCCCGACTTGCGATAAGAGACTTGTTAACAGCGGCTTCAGTATCAAAATATAGACAATAACCATCAGGGTTAGCATCAAGGAAGTTCTTGACGACAGCAAGAGAGAAAAAAGTTTTTCCAGTGCTAGACTCCCCAGCAATGGCAGTAATCTTATTCCCAGATACACCACCAAATATAGACCCTGAAACAAGTCCGTTAAAAATGTACGAACCAGTGTCCACGTATTGTTCATTCTCTTCAATATCGGATGCGAGTTTGGTGTAGTCATCACCAATCTCCTTTACAATCTCTTTCAAAAAATCCATTACAGCACAAATCCAAATCGTTCTTCATTATTTTTATCAGACAGTTCTTTACGATCCTGTTTGATACTATTCAGTTTTTGATAAAGAGCAGCATCGCCACCAAAGCGGAGAGCACTTACAATAGTAGCAAGTTCTTTATCGTTGATAGGCAGTTCCATTAAGAGAAAAATAGGTCTAGGTTTACAGTTTTTTCTACATTCCAACCGATCGCATCAAGGATTGCCTTAACAGGTTCAACGAATGCCTTCTCAAATTGTAGGTCATAGTCGATATACTTGTCAAGACCAAGTTCCTTAGGAAACTCTTGGATGAATGAGATAATATTTTCGTGAATGATATTTGGTTTTTTCAAATAGCAGAACTTAATCTTCTCACCATTCTGAATAAGAGAGTACTTGTTAGTCAGTTTTTTCTCTTTGATGTAATGATTGAATAAGAGTGCTCCGCGAGCATGAATCGGTGTTCCTTTAGAGTAGATATCAGACGTAGACTTATACTTCTGAACATCAGACACCGACCGAGGAAAAGAAATCTCCTCAGGTGGAAGTTTTTTAAACTCCTGTCTAGCATTATCAATAAAGGCAATAACATCTTCCTCAGTTCCACTCATCATCAACTTGAGGGCATCCTTAATCATCTTTCTACAGGGAGCAGGAGTGGAAGACTTGACAGCCTCAATGCCCATCATCTTGAGTTTGGGTTCGGCATAGGCAACACCTTCACTATTCCACACGTTGAGAATATATCGCTTCTTCGCAGTCCAGATGCCACGGTCAGCGATATTCTCACGCTTCATTTGCATCTTCTGGTCATACGCCGATACATACGTTGCCAAGTCGCGGTAACATTTGTCGATGTACGGTTCAAGTTTGTCACTACAAACCATATCAAGTAACTCAACGACCTTTGCTTTATCACTAGACTTAGCAGCAAAAAATTTATCAACAACAGGTCCCATATTAAGATAGATTGAGTCAGTGTCGGATGCAATGACGTAGTCCTCTTCGGTTGTAGACAACAGTTTATTTAGATACGCATTCATCTTGCCCTCAATCCAACGGATAGAGACTTGACCAGAAAGCGTAATCGCCTCCGCATTGGCCAGTTTATAATACCTAAAATACTGATTACCGATAGCACCATAAGCAGAGTTGAGTGAGATCTTTTTAGCCATCTGGATATTGTTGCAGCGGGCAATCTCTTTCTCCAGTGCTTTAGTCGGAGTTTTTTCATATTCCTGCTTTGCCTGAAGCATTCGCTTCTTAAAGATTACACGGTCACCATACATCTTCTCCATGAGTTCTGGCAAAAACCCCCGAATGTCTTTACGATACATCGCACCATTTGCACACACAGCGTTGTCCTTATACAACTCAAAATTTATTTCCTCATTAAGGATTCTATCAACACTTGCTGTTGGATGCTTCTCCTCCAAAAGAGTTTCTGGTGAGATGTTGTATTGCATAATGAGATGAGGGTACAGACTATTAAGGTCAAAGCTGACAACCCAATCATACTTTCCAGGAATCGGTTCCTTGACATATGCCCCCGCATACTTTTCGTTTTTATCTGAACGAACTTTTGGTGGGATGACAATATTTCTTTTCTTTAGATAGTTGTAGATGATGTTGTCCCACATACGCACTTGATAGAACACATCAACATAGTTGACCTTAGCATCATATGCCATGGTCAATGCCAGTTCGATCAGTTTCATCTTGTCTTCCAAACGGTCAACAAGTTCTACGTCAATGATATTATATTCAATAAACTTCTGCCATCCCTTTGTATAGAAGTCTTTAAATGTATCAAACTCAGAGTGATCTAATTTCTTTTGACCGAGTTCAACCTGGGCTATGTAGTCTAGGCGATATGATTCTTGTGCCTTATAAGTAAACTTTTTATACAGGTCAAGATAGTCAAGTTGAGTCAACCCACCAACATCAAAAGTAATCTGCTTTCTACCCTTGACATATATTTCTCCTTCGGTCACAAGACCCCAAGGGGAGAAACGCTTCATCAACTTCTCTCCAAGCACCCTGTTGAGGCGTTTGCAGATGTATGGAATATCGAACATTTGAATGTTCCAACCAGTCACCACATCAGGAACATCCATCATCCAGTAGTTGATGAAGTTACTAAGTAACTCATACTCACTGTGACAGTTGTAATATGTTACGTTCTCCTGCTTGTTAGCAAAAGGTTTCACACCCCAAGTAGTGATCTTTTTAGTATTATAGTCCTGAATAGTGATGGCAAGAATCTCTTCCTGAGCAGACTCTACATCAGGAAATCCATATTCAGCAGTAGTCTCAATATCAAGTGTTACCAGTTTAATCTGACTGATATCAAACTTGATTTCATCCTCAGGATACTTTTCAGAAATATATTGGCAGATGTATCTATCATTTCCATAGATATCAAACCCATCAACCTCATCATATTTCTTATAAAATTCACGGCAATCCCGAACGGTGCCAGGATGTACCTCATCAACATACTCTCCAGTTAATGTCCTATACTTTGTTTCTTTCTTTGACTTTACAAAAAGAGTAGGAAAGAATTCATCACGGTGTTCATATCTTTTTCCATTCTCAACTCCACGAACAAGGAATTGATTACCAATAAGTTGGACATTAGTGTAGAAACGCATTACTTAGTAAGTTCTTCGTACTTTTCAATAAGGGTGGGCATGGGTTCCGTAAGAGTTAAAATCTTATCAGAACTAATCATAAAAATATCTTGACGAGAGATATTAATCAACCATGGTTCCATAGTTCCATCATCTCTCAGCAGATAAGGATTTGTCAACTTACAGTCGGGTTCTCCAATATCAGCACCAACCTCACTAATCTGACTTATCAGTATTTGATTGTTCAGTAGTACTATCGCTTTGATTGTCTTTTCCATGATTTACAATGTCCTCTACATACATATCTTTTAGTTTGGCGTTAGGTTCCACCATGGTCACGAGCCAGTCAGCAGGGATGGGAACAGTTTCATCTGCAGAAAGTGGCATCCAGGGGTAAAGAGAAACTTCATACCCTGTTTTGTTTTCTTTACGACGACCTTCACTTTCATCTTCAAGTTCAAGTCGAAGTTCTTCTTGACTCTTAAAAAAGTTAGGGTCTTTCATTCTAACAATGCATGGTTTATTCAGATAATATCCCATCACACGACGGTTTTCTTCCTCACCAAACACCATTTCAGTTACGTCGGCGATTATGTCTTCACCAGACTTCAAAAGTACCAGTTTAATTGTCATAGCACAGTTTTACCTCAAGTTATTCTACCAATAAAAAAGAGGGGCGTCAACTGGATTTGGCCAGTTACCCCTCCGTCTACGGCGACGATATTCAGTTTTATTTAGGGGGGACTATTAGGGGAATGCGCTCCCAAACATCCCATTGATAAAAAGAGTGAGTGTGGTGCCAATAGTGAGAGTGGCGGCTGTGAGATTCATAAGTCGTCCTCCATGGTACATAATTATATAGCAAAAAGTGTATCAACATGATACACTTTTGTAGCAACAGCAGCAGAATATAGTTAGGAAATCAGAACCAATCCTTCCTTTGATGATGATCTGGGACAATCTTACCGAGTGTAATGCTTAGAAGCCCATCCTCAAAGCTAACTGATCTAACTTCCGTCTCGTCACTGAGGGTCCATGCTCTAGTGAAAGATCTTTGAGCCACTCCTCTATGGACGTATTCGGTGTCAGTTTCTCCATCTTCTCTTTGTCCTTCGACAAAGAGTTTTCCGTCTTGTGTGTAGACATTTACTTGTTTCTTTTTGAATCCAGCAAGTGCTAGTTCCAGTCTAGACTCTACATTGCTGACTGTTACTAGGTTGTATGGTGGATAACTAGCAGTTGTTTCGTGAAGGTCAAACACCCTGCTAAGGTATTCATCCATACCAATACTGTTCCTATTTATCTTATCAAGCAACTTTGATAAATCGGCAGCATTATACTTCATTAGGTTTCCCATTTGTACTTCTCCTTTTAAAGCGAGATTTGATTGTGTGGACCCCGAAGGCATCCGATATATTTATAGCACAGTCATAAAAAAAGAGGTATGGGGTAAACCACACCTCTTGTAAGTTCCGACTTTTGAAGCGACCGCACGAAAGATCGCAAGGTTATTTATCAGTCTTTGTGAATAACTGGGTTCTTTGCAACATCAATGAATGAAGGTCGGAGAATAGGATCTTCATTCTTGATAAAGTCTGCAAAAGTCTTTCCATCAACAATGGGAATAGCAGTTGCATAAGTTTGATTGAACTTAAGTTCTTGTTCTTTACAATACTCGTTGTAAAGACTTACGAAACGGCAAACAAACAAAGAATATCCTTTGATTACTCGATTACCTTGAGTAATGTCTGCCTGCGTCAAACACTTTTTAACAGGAACAGATGCGATTGCTGATTTGGGAGCACCAGACTTCTCAAGAATCTTCCGCGTTTCAAGTGCTTCTTTTTCTCTATCAGCAAAATAATGGCGCATCATGTCACCGAAGGAATCAATTCCTCCATTTTTTTCGTTCACTTCAGCGATATGTGCAGAGAACGTAGAAAGAAAAGATGATCCACCTCGAACAAAGTTTCCAAAAACTTCTTTTTCACAGTTGTCTGCAGAAAACACATCTACATGAGTTTCAAGAAAGCGTTTTACAAACTCATTTCCAGCTTCTTTTCGTGCTTTATCAATATAACTGTGTGAAGTGCAGTTAAACTTTGCACCTTCAAGTGTTCCTGCAATTCCAATATTAAATGGTTTAAGAAAATTGTAAATGAGTTTTGCCCACTTCTGCTCAGAGAAGTATGCGGACTTGAACTTTTCATCCGTGCTTTGATTGGAACGGAAGTTGCAGTCTGCATTGTGATTTTCAGACTCTACACGAACCATTTCTTCATGCGAAATTCCTGGTTTATGGAAGATGACAAGAACCGGAATCCGTGCAGATTTGTTTTGCGTAACAGCATAAAGCATAGAAACGCGGTTGTTACCCTGAGTGATAACAAGAACATATCGGCAACCGTCTG